TGCTGTTGTTAGTAAATTAGATTACTACAAGAATGGCATTGAAATCATTGTCGACAGTCAAGACCCAGCTACTGGGGAACGTCAAAACGCGTACAAAAATATTAAAATCACTATTTCAGGTGATATTTGTACAATTCGTTTTGAGATATTCCCGGCTGTTGGTATAAACTACGTAACCTTTGAGATTTTCGCGCAGTTACCCACGCTTAGCGCATAATTAGGAGATTTGAAAGATGGCAACCCTTCCCTCACAAGTTAGAGATAGCATCGTCGGCTTGATGATGCCCGTGTCTAATAACCTTTCTATTATTAAGAAGGGCGATCAGGTTTTCTCTACCGTTTTTGGTCATCGCGGCGTCACAGCAGGTAACGACGGCGGTTTACTCTCTCAGAACGCTGGCGTACACGCTAGTGGCGTCTTGAGCGAGGCTGTCCAGGAAGCCCCGGGAACTACTATTCAAAGCTTGATTCTCTCCTCGGCGCAAGAGGCTGCACAGTTTCGCGCAGGCGACCAAGTATTCTTGGTGGGTAATGACTTTGCAGGCGTGGTTGCTGCAGGAGCGAACACTGCTGACGGCCCTCTTACCGTCTTGGGCACGTCTCCTGTCAATCAGTCGATCCGCGTAAGTGGTCGAAATACCGCAGGTACTTCAGACTACGCTATCGGTTCTATTGTGCTTCGTGCGGTAGATGCTAATGGCGGCGGCGCTGTGGGTGGCGTCATTGACAACTCAGCGCAGGGAGCAGGATACTTCGATGCTCCAGCCTATGCTCGAATGTTAGAGGGTTTAGTTACAGCCATTGTGGACAACAATGGTGCCCCTCACGATGTCACTACGGGCACCAACCTTAATGTCGAGATTACAAGTGCTGGATTACGTGCAGATCTTGCTACTTACGGGCAGACTATAGTGGGAGGAACTCTTACTTTCGCTACTGGCACTGGTGATGCGAACAATAACGGTTATACCGCTACCGTGGCTACCATAGTAAATGGGACGGCGGGCACTGATGTGCGGCTAACTCTAACGGATATCCGTGACGCTGCGGGCGCTGCTCAAGCTACGATGGCGGCGGTTACTACCAATAACACTGTAGTGTTTCAGCACAACTGGCCTATGGCAGACGCGGCTATCGCTGACCTTAGAGAGACTGGTGGCGACTTGACTCGTTTAGTCGCGGCAGCTGCTCAGATTAACCGCCGTCTTAACCCCACCGGGCAAGCTAATAGCTTTGAGATGGACCTCGATCAGGCTTACCAAGTTGAGCAGGTCCAGAAGGGCGTTCGTCTTCGATTAGCCGCGCCCCTCACTACGCACGCGACTGACCCCGTTACTGTAGTTGTGGAGATGGACGAAGCCGTGGGGGATATCCCTGTGCCTCTTGCAGGCACGTTATCCATTGTAGACTATGGAACCGGAGTAAATAGCCTCGGGCCTAACATTAATAATGGCGCAGGACAAACCCGTTTAGCAAGACGCCCTGCTGCCGGATACGCAGCTTACACGCGTGCTCGTGGGTCTAACGAGCTTACTGCTGTCTTACCTGGGGTTGCGGTGGATTACGATGCTGGTGTTATGGTTGAATTCTCAATCGACACAACTGGCGTGGTAACCAACCAAGGTTGGGCACCCACGATTGATCCTGCACAGCAGATGTCTTGGCTCTTGGCGCAGATTCTGGACTCGGTAGATAATTACGACTCGCTCGGAACCTAATAGGAGAGTAGTTAATGGCACATCCAGTTTTTACCGGTGCTAGGGCGCGGTTCTTCGTCAACGAGAAGCCTATTGGCTACTGTGCGGGAGTCAGCGGTGAAGAGGCCATTGACTACAATCCTGTAGAGACTTTGGAGTTCTTAGAGGTACGTGAGCACATTCCTGTTGCTTATCGTGCCTCTTTGAGCGCAGCTTTCTTCCGGCTGGTTAACTCGTCTTTAAAAGAGTACCGAGGTAACCAGTTGGAGGATGCTGGTGGTCTGAGCATTTTCCCGAAGTTTGATAACATTCTTACTTCAGGTGCGATGTCTGCTGCGATCCACAACACTCGCCCCCCTGCCAGTGCAGACAGTGGCGAGCCCGGTCCTATGATTATCGCTAAGTTTACTGATGTTAGAGCTGCCAGTAAAACCTTTGACGTATCTTCCCGTGGTATAGTAACAGAGAATTGTTCGTTCGTTGCGATTAGGCAGATGGACGAATCTGAGATCGATATCTAAATATAGTTTTAAAAATTAGGGGCAGATATGCGGGACTTAACTAAGTCTTTCAGTATCGACTATTTTTCCGAAGAGGATGATCGTCGATACATGGGTACGTTTACTTGTAAAAAGCTCACAATCAGAGATTTATCTAGATTAGGCCATCGCAAGGCAGAGCTTTGCGGTGGTCACTCTTACAATCCTGAGAGTGGGATGGGCGTAGACCCTGGTACTGCCTACCTCAATGAGATGATCGCTCATTGTGAAATTGCGTTGTTGTCCAAACCTGAGTGGTTTGACCCTGAGAGCATGACCGACCTTGGACTGTTAAACGAAGTTTACAAGGAGGTGACCGCTTTTGAGGTCAACTTTCGCGGAGACAAACCCGCGACTGCAGGACAAGCCTCTGATGGAAGCGGCCAAGCTTCAAGCAGCTCTGAACCTTCAGGGTCAGGGGGACCCACTAGCTCCCTTGAGGCGGTGGTGGACAAAAAAATACCAAAGATCTCACCGCTCTCGTGAGTTCCAAGAATACACCGTATTCGAACTGGTAACTGAGTTCTTTGAGGATTACTACTCAGAGAATAAATCTGAGATGTATGAACTCAGTGACGCCTTTGTTAGCCTGGGAGATCCCATTATCGATAAGTGGGAACGAGAGGTTCGATCGGGTCTGGTACCAGACTTGATGGAAGATTTACCCGCTGAAGAGGCTGAAAAATTAATAGATTGGAGCAGAAGAGCATATAAGAAAAAGAGAGCCCGTGGTATAGTTCCTCCAGAGATAGAAGAAGGTATCGGCGCCCTTGGAGATGTCATCAGCGATATAGAAGAAATGCTGGGCGACGAGGATACCTTTGAGGAAAAGTACTAGATGGCAACTGAAAAACTAGGCGCTAGTATATTAGAGTCCCGATTAGGGTCTCTAAAGAAAGACTTTGAGGGCGTTAAGTCTCTCTTAGACGATCTTAACAACGCTGCCGGTAGCTTCGGTACCACCCTTACACACTCTATCCGTAACGCTAAAGGGGAACTTCACGGACTGGAATCCGCCCTCAAAGGGCTGGAGACCCAACTTAAAAGAACGTCCACCACAGGCTCTGCCATTGGCGCAGCAAATATTAGCTCTTCTCTAAGTCAGCTCACCGGGCAGGGGAGAACCTACGGCGGTGGAGGAGGATACGGAGGCGCAGGTGGGGGCGGAGGTCCCGCTAACTACGGGTTTGGAGCTTTGGGTGGCGCTGGCGGATCTGGATCTGGGTTTGGTCAAATAATCCAACCCAGATCCGTCGTCGGCAGAGTGCTGCACGGCTTGGGCATCGGGGCACCTCTTGCGCTAGCAAAGCTACAAGGAGGCATGGCATTTGGAGCCATGAAGCAAGCCTATGGCGTTCGTCAACAATTTGAACAAGCCGGTAGATATACTCGGGGGCTAAAGGGGATTACCGGGGGCGAAGGAATTGCAGGATTAGCACGATTAGGCGTTTCTCAATTTGAAGGGCTTGGGACCCT